TTTCTTAGGAGCCGAGGCTGGAGGAGCAGGGTTAGGGGCTACCGAACTAGCAGCGTTATACGCTTTTTCCTGTTTAGGAGCATTGCGCATATCTTCAATTTCTTGTTGCGATGGACGTGATGGTTGCGTCATTTGAGTCACCTTTTCAGCACTTGCCGCCCTTTTTCATTGTGATATTAGTACCTTTAGTTTTGCCTTTAGAAGCAATGCCATCGGCGCTCTTGTGACCAGAGGCTAACCCGCCGCCAGCCATCTTAGACATGCCACCTTTTTTCATGCCCATCATTTGTTTTTTGTCCAAAGCCATATCGGCTTTAGAGCCTTCTTTCATGCCCTTCTTCTCAACGTCTTTGCCGGACTTTTCAAAAGCAGCCATGCCACCTTTTTTCATACCGCCGCCCATACCGCCCATACCGCCCATACCGCCCATAGGAGCAGCGGGAGCGCCGCCGCCCATTGCAGCTTTTTTCTTAGCCATCATCATAGCCATCATTTTGGGGTCCATTTGTCCAGCCATACTACCACCTCTTTTAAAAGTTTTGCCTTTATCGGCGTTACTGAAATCTTGCCCCACAGACTGCGGGACTCCTACTTTCTTGGCAAATGCGGAGTTATGAGCTACCGCCTCCATGAAATTATGTTGTTTCTTGCTTGTCGACGGCATCGGGCTTCTTCCTACGAATAAGTTCCGCAAACGGCTTACCGGAGACCATCTCTGCGATACGCATAAGCGTCCAGATCGCGCCAATCAAACCGAAAATAGGAGTAAACATTTCCAAAAACGAACCTATCGTTGCGACGACTGATAGGACGTCTATAGTATTTTTAATGGTGTCTTGATGTTCGGTCATGTTAGCAATTCCAAGCTTTAAGACTCTTGTTGATACGCGAGTTCGGGTCGTTGGCGGTTTTGGCGCTGGTAAGCTTCTTCTTCATTCCAGACATTCTTGCACAGAAAGAGTCGCGCCTGCTGCCGCCTTCCGGCTGGGGAGGTTTCAAGTTCATCCCTTGTTTTTTGGCAGAGGCTCGGCCCTTGGCGTTCAAGCCGCCGTTGGGGTTCTTGCCTTCTTTGCGTGTCCATGCTGGTGATTTTGCCATAATTAAATCCTAAACCCAAAGCCAAAACAAGTACCGCCGCTACCGGTGCCAAAGCCAATGTCATGGCTCGCAAAAATCCAGCCAGTGTTGTTGCCAGCGTTAACGTCTGTTAAATCATCGGCGTACCAAAGAGCGCCACCACTAGCATTGCTGTCTTGGATTGTTAAATACGTTACTGTGTTAGTGCCACTTGCCGCGCTGATGGTGGCTTGCGTATCAGACACCGTGCTTTGCAAATATTTTTGCGTTGTGCCGGTAGTAACAAATGAACCAACGGTGTTGGTTGTACCAGCCGTAAATTTCAATGTTCCACTTGTTAAAGTCAACGCTCTAGTAGAGCCAAGAGTTAAGGTGCCACTAATAGTTGCAGTTGTTCCGCTAAAAGTAATTGGGTTATCAATAACAGAAGAAGTTAAGATTGTTAGATTACTATTAACAGTACCGGCTGGAAAAGTCCAAGCATTGTTTCCACCTGTAATTGTCATGCCGTTTGAAAGCCTTAAACCTCCATAAACAGCAGGTGCTGCTTCAGCCGCCAAAGTTCCAGTAAAAGTGTCAAATTGAAGATTTAGAAAAACACAGGGGCTTGTTCCCAAACTTATTGTGTCACTTCCAGCTTCAATGTAAAAACTTAAAGCATTTGATATTGACCCGCCAGAAGAAAGCAGGCCTGGTGTAATGGTGCGAGTAGTACCAGCAGTTGCTGCTCCATTTACATAAACATTACCACTTCCTATGGCAGTAAAGTTTGTTGAGTTGCTGGCATTATAAATTGTACTGTTACCTACGGCAGTAAGATAAAGATAGCCATTAAGGTCGTTGCCATCAAAATTAAGAGTTCTAACATTGGCATTGTTAGAAGAAAAATTTCCGGTAGTTAAATTATTACCATTTAAGTCAAGCGTACCATTTGTCAATGTAGTGGTGCGAGTAGCGCCAGAAGTTAACGCCCCAACAAGTTGAAAAGTTCCGCCAGCACCATTAAAAGTCAGATTTTTATCTATGGTAACACTATTTGTTGTAATTGTTTTAGTACCTGATGTGGCTGCAAATGTTGTTGTTGAACCAGGGGTAACGGTCATTCCAGTACCCAACGTAAGACTTCCATACATAGTGTAAGAAGTAGCGTTATGTGAACCTAAATAACCTGTAAAGTTCAAATCACGAACTGCACCACCACCTGTTACGGTAATTACTGCCGTCCCAGAACCAGCGGTAATGTTAAAAGAAATGCTGTTGGCTTCAGTAACTGCACCAGCGTTAATAGTTCTAGTTGCAGTTGTAGTGGCATTATTTAGAATAATCAATGGCGTACCGCTAACCGACATAGTGGTAGCACCAACAAACAAGTTTCCTGTGCTATTTAGCGTAATTGTGTTTGTGCCAAATGCAAGCGTACCTGTAAAACCTGTGCAGGTCAGCGTTTGAATAGTCGGGCTGATGTCAAGCGTAGCCGTACCAGAACCAGAAATAGCATCAAATACTGCAGCATCTGTAGCGCCAGGAGCAGTTGTATTTGCAGTTCTTCCAGAACCAGAAGTGGTAGACCAATTGGTTGCACTACTCCAATTCCCATTACCCCCAGCAGTCCAGTATTTGGTAGCCATGATTACTCCGTTACCGTTTCATCAACCACAGGCGGCGGGTTGGTAATGAAGTCGTACCACTTATCGTACCGCGCCTGCTTCATTGCTTCAATCTCAGCGTCAGTCAGGCCGTGGTCGTCAGCCAAGAGCAGCGTGTCCGAGAACTTGTACCGCCCGTCAGGCTGACTTAGGGTGAATTTAACTTCAATCATGCTAGTAGATGCGTAGCAAGTTTGTAGCTGTAGTGGAGGTAGACCATACACGGATTACCTGTACGGGGATTACTTGTCCAGCCAACAAGCCTAGAAACACCACATCATCTCCCTGCGCCGTAGTAACTTTTACGTTACCAGCACCGCCAACATAAATGACGCTAGGTGTTGGAAGGTTAACCGTGTCGCTGTTTGTGAACGTAGCTGCCCCGCCCGGATACATCGGGAACGTGGGGCTATAGTTAGTCTGCTTAGCCATAATCAGTCTCCTAAAAATGAGGGGCCGAAGCCCCTGAGATCAATTACTGCTGAAACACAGAAGGAGTTTGCGAACCATCTGAGTTAGCCACGGCGTACACGATGGTGTACTGCACCGTACCGGCAGTCACGGCAGCAACCGTTGGGGTCAATGTAGCAATCACTTTAACATCGGTAGAACCGACGCCTGCGCCGTTAGGCGAAGCAGTAGTAGCGGCGCCAGCCCAGTTAGCTAATTTGGATGCCGCATTGGTGTTAGCCAAACGTCCTTGCGAAGTGATATCGGTGGAAGCCCAGTACAGAGCAGCGGTAGTACCGTCGCCCAGTGTCATATTGGCAGCAGTAGAACCCGTAAATGCTACTAGTGTGTCAATAAAAATGCTGACAATTTGCGATCCAGCGGGAAGAACGCAGACAGTATCAGTAGTAGCTGAGGCTGCTTGACCCGTGTAGTCCTTCTTAAAAGTTTGAGAAACCAGCGTAGCGCCGGTATTGCGGATGCTACCAACAGTGGTGCCGGTGGTGTTTTTAACGGTGCCGAGCAGCCAAGGGCCTAGGTGAGTTGCGAATGCCATGATATATGTTCCTTACATACAAGATAAGTGCGTCAATCGGTATGTCGTCTGCTGGGGCAGTTTGGCGCACTGGAAGTCCCAGATGAAGTCAATATAGCACAGTAATTAGGTATAGTCAAGGCTATGCCCTACAAAGACCCAAAAGTTAAAAAAGACAAACACAAAAAGTATTCGGCTGCGTATTACGAAGGCAACAAGACTAGAATAAAAGCTACGTCAAAAAAAATTCGGAAAGAGCACAGGGCGTTATGGATTGAATACAAAACAAAGCTAGCATGTAGTGTCTGTGGATTTGCCCACCCCGCAGTCATTGACTTCCACCACCCACCGGGCACTAAAAAATACGGCGTAAACGCATTAGTCAAAGACGGTCGGTACGCTCTTGCGTACGAGGAGGCAGCTAAGTGCATCATACTTTGCGCCAACTGCCACCGTATCCACCACTACAATGAAAAAGGGGCCGAAGCCCCTCCCACTCAAGCCGCTTCCAGCTCGTCTCCTGAGTCAGATTCATCATCTTCCGACTCAACTTCATAGCCATCTGCATCTTCGACTAGCAACCACTCGCCGGTCTCGACGTTAAGCCAATACCAAGCCTCGTGCTCTTCATCGTACCAGCACCAGCAGCCAGCGTCTTCGTCGTACTCGTACTCTTCGCCTTCAATAAAGTGTTCGGCGATCTCGTCAGGAATATCGATCTCTTCGTCGTCTTCCGCCGATACGAGATCGGGATGCCCCAAGGAGACTACAGTCTTCAGAAAATTTACGATGGACTCGGTGGAGTACTCAAAAAAACCGCCGTCAGCCACGTCAACAGATACGGTAAAAAACATAGGATTCTCCAAAAAATTAGCCGCAGCAACCTCGCTGCAAAAACATCTTACATGGTTTTTTATGCGGTTTCATTACGCTGTTTTGTTGTTTTTAGACAACAAAAAAGGGCCCCCGAAGGAGCCCTTTCTCAAAGCCATAAGGCTTAAGCGCCGGGAGAACCGAACATGCCCAGAGGGTCAGACCAGCCGAAGCTGTAACGCTCACGAGACTTGTAACGGACGTTACCGGTGTCAAAGTCGCCGTCCATGCTGTTAGCCAGCGGGGTACGAACAAAGTGCTTCAAGCCGTTAGGAACATCGGTAGTCAGATACCAGCCGTTTGTGTCGGTCAGGTAGTGGTTAACGGTGTAGCCTTCTGGGATCGAACCATTGTTCTTAATGGCGTTGATATCGTTGTCGGTAGTGCCAACACGCAGGCTGGTTTCCAACAGACGGGTAGCAACGAACATCAGAGCAGGAGGAACAATCAGCTTCTTGGGCTTAGCAGCGATCAGCAAGCCACGCTCGTCTGTCCAAGCAGCGATCTGAATGACTGCGGCTTCCAAAGAAGTCTCATTCAAGTCAGCGCCAACAGAAGGACGATTGCTGTTGGTTCCACCAGACACCAGAGGGTGAGCAGTAGAAAACAACGATACGCCATCGCCACCAACATAAGCGCTAGAGAAGCCATTGTTGATAACGGAAGCTGCTTTTACTTGCTTGGTATAAGCCATGCCACGAGCCAGAGCCTTGGTATAACGAGCCGACAGTGAGTCGTACAAGTTATCTTCAATAGCCTCTTCCGTCAGGGAGAAGCCCAAAGCGATGGTTTCGTGGTTGTAGCGTGCGGTCCAAGCTTCCTGCGCATTGTCATAAGCAATGGCTTGGCCCTCGTTCTTCACCGGAGCGGCGGTGAAGCCAGACAGCTTAGTTTCCTCTTCAAAGCTACGCTCAGAAGTCTCAGTTTCATAAATTTCTTTATGCTCTTCTTGGTATGTAGCGTACTCCAAACCAAACAAAGCATTCAGACCGGGAAGCAACTCTTTAAGTAGTTGTGCGCGTGAAATAGCCATTTTATATTACTCCTTAGACACCGGTGGTGTTGTTCATGGAATGGAAGTTGCCGTTCCAAGTCACCAAAACTTCTGGGAACCCAATAAACGTACAGGTCGTTCCCGAGGCGACAGTGATGGCGCTGCTAACCGTGAGGGTCGTACTGTTTACGTTGGTAACCGTGATGTAGTTACCTTGGGCAGCGCCAGTACCTGCGGCAATGACCTGCATACCTGCAAGAATCGCTGAGTTGGCGGAAGTCAACGTGAGGGTAGTGGACGAACCAGAGGTTGATGCAACAGCCGAAACCACTACAGCAGACTCTTGAACCACACCAACAACACGCCAAGGAGCAGCGGCGGTAACGCGGGTGTTACCCGTACCGTTGGAAACCACGCCGCCCGTTAGTGCAAGCAGCGAATTGCCAGTGGTTGTGGAGCCACTGTTAGCCGTAAGGGTGTACATATTAGTACCAACAAACGCTGGGTTAACATAACCAATGGTCGTGTTAGCCGTGTTTGCCAACGACTGTGCCTGACCCGTTACAGCGGCTTTAAACACCGTGCGGGGATCATCAACAACGTAAGCAAGTGCGTAGTTAGAAACCGTACTCGCGGGCCAATACTGGCTCTGGATGGTCTGCGACATTGAATTGACGTACTGACAGCCCACAAACACGCCAATCGTTCCAGCAATTGCTGCCGTAGGACTGGACGCCGCGCTGTAGTTGTCGATGACAATACTGCCATTGGAAAGCTTAACGGTGTCACCGTTAAACAGGTTGGTAGAGTACCCAGTGGCAATTGGATACATACGAGTAGAACCCGCATACACCAGTCCACCGAACTCATTTAGGGGTTTTAGCCCGTAAGGGGCATCAATCACAGGATATGACATTTAAGACTCCATAAAAAATTAAATACCTTTGCCGAAGCTAGTCGAGGATTTCCGCTCTTTAAACATTGGCATCCTTGGGTCGCTTTGACGCATCATGGTATTGTCCACAGCTTCCACCTGAGATTGAGCTTGCTTTGCAAAATGTGCATCGCGTTGGTCAACAAACTCAGTAGGAGTCTTGCAGAGCAATAACCCGCCGATCTCAATATTGTCTTTGAATCGACTAGTTGGATCGACAACAAACTGAAACTTAGGCTGCTCTTCGATGCGTACTGGTTCCCATCCTTCCCGGAATTTGCCCGAGATATTACGAGGATCAGCAGCGTTTAAAGTAGAAACCCGAATCCATCTGTACGCGTAGCCCGGCTGTTTATCAGGTTCAGGAAGCAATTCAGCTTGCATCCATTGTTTAGGACGCTCATCCATCACCCGTGCAGTCATCTCGCGTTGCAATCTGTTCTCAGCCATCTTAGGCCTCCAATTTAGTAAATTCACGAGCATATTGCTCGAGGGTTATTCCAAGTTTCTTAGCCAGACCCACCTGTGTCTTAGACAGTTGAACTTGCTTTGGCGCAGTGCTACGCTTTGCGGGCGCTACCACTGTACTTGGCTTTGTACGTTGAGACTTAGTCTCTTCGTTTTTAGAGTCTGCAAATTCTTCTGGGAATCTGCGTTTAACCTCTTTGTCGATACTGGCGTAATACTCGTCAGTACCTGTATACGCTCTACCATACCGCGCTTCTAATTCCTCGTGGACACCTTCGGCATACTTGCGCATTGCCAATTTATCACGGCTGACAAACCAAGGGTTTTTGGACACCCAGTTTGCCAACTTCGGGTCCATCTGTTGATTAGACTGCGGTTGTGGGGTAGTTTGTACCTCATTTTCAGGGGATTGTACAGTGGGTTTGAAATTTTTTGCTTTATCTAGCTTCATTTCCGCCCGCATCATATCTCGCTGCGCGGCTAATACCCTATCAGAATCTCCCGAATCATAGGCTTCTTTATAGTTTGCCTCAGCCTTTTCAAGCTCCATTTGAGCGGAGGATTGATAAGTAGAGATAAGTTCTTTCTCTCCAGTCTGGAGCATATTCTTCAGGCGACGATTCTCGTCAAGAATACGTTGAGTAGCCGCAAGCGCCTCTTGCTGTTCTCGGAGAGCTAGCTCTTTAGCCCGGCGCTCATCGTGCCAAGCCTTCTTATATTGAGTAAATTTCTGCTTTACATTCTTAGAATACTCTGCAGACTCATCGGCCTTCTCAAGGTCTTCCTTAATAGCCTCCGGCAGCGGGTCAATATGCCGGTCTTCTTTAGGGGTATCGTCGACTACCTCGACTTCAATATCATCATCACCCTCTATAGTAACTTCCAGTTTCTCTTCAGAGTCAACCTCATCAGGGAACTTATAGTCTTCACCTTTAAATGTAGCCATGTGCGCTCCTATTTGCGTTTAATGCCACGTGGGTCTTGCACAACACCTTCGACAGAGTCGTCGTTAATAATGCGGAACTCACGATCATGGATGAGTAACCGAGTTCCAGCGTTGGGCCGGACCAAGATGAAATCACCTTTTTTACACCACGGTCCTGTTGGAAACCGTTTCTCGTCTTTGTAGCAGTCGGGACCCATGTCTACAACAAACAGAACTGTAGTTAGCAGTTCCTCGTTGCGCATAGTCTCATCTGCCTTTATTAGCCCACTATCAAACTCTTTCTCAGCTTCAGGGATCGCGCACAGAATCCGATAGCCCGAGGGCGTAGGTAACTGTTTTGCTTTCTCTTCTGCTGATGTGTTCATCACAGCGGACAGGTCCACTGCTCTGATGTTATAAACTTTATTCATCGTCTAACTTCTCCAGTTGGTGTGTAAGGTCTGATAGATAAGAGCGAGCGGTGAGCAGACCTTTGATAATCCCACACATCTCGCAATACTCGTCAAAGCTCTTAGCAGCCTTAGCCGCTAGAGCCTCTTCGATATGTTTGACGCCATCGTCAATTCGTTCGTTAATGATCCCAAGTAATTTATTAGCCTCGTACATCATTCACCTTTCTTTGCAGGTTTCTGGGACTGAGCCGCCTGTGCTTCTCGCTGCGCCTTAGACATTTCTGCCTGATGCGCTAGTTGCTGCCCATGCTTATGCAGGTCTAGCCCAGCTTGGAACCCAGTAGTCTCTTGTTGATGGTCACGTTGCTTCTCTGCTGTGTGCATCTGCAAGGCTAGCTTAGCCCCATCAGTCTCTTGGTTAGCCTCGATCCGCTTCAACTCGACCTGAATCTGAGCCATCTTGGCCTGCATATCAGCCTGATCTTTAGCCTGCTTGCGCTGCAACTCACCTTGCTTGATCTGAAGCTCTTGCTGCTGCAGCTGGATGAGCGGGTCTTGCGACTGCTGCTGGTTCTGCTGCTGTTGAGCTTCTTGCTGATGCTGTTGTAGTAGCTGCTGAGCTGCTTGCGCTGCCATCTGAGACACACGCACCTCCATCTCTGGAGACATCATCATCTCATCTTCATCCTCTTCATAAGCAGGCAGCGGCTGACCCATAGCTTGCTCCATCTGCTTGCGCATCTCCATACCCAAGTGATCTGCGATATGCGCAGACCCCGCAGCCATGATTGCCTGCGCCATCTGAGGGTTCTGACCGATCAGCTGCTGGATATGGGGGTCTTGTGCCATAGCCATGTGGACCGCGATATGAGCCTTGTGGTCCTGATACAAGAACGCCTTGACCGGCTTGTTCTTGAGGATGTTCATGTTCTCAGTCACGGGGTCGCGCGGCTTCATGTCGTCCTCAATCGGCACGAGCTTCTGGTAGTTCTTGATACCTAAGACATCTAACATCTGACGATGTAATACCGGAAGGTCATACAACTGAGGCGCAGTCTGCGCTAACTGTAGAGCCGCCTGATACTGAACAACCTTCTGAGCCATAGTAGTGGCGTTGGGGTCGCTGACAGGAATAACCTCCACCAAGTCATAGTCCGACTGCTTAGCCTTGCGGTCTCCATCTTCTGGGTCGTAGCTGTAGTCAGCAGGGGTGTAGTCGCGGATGATCTCTTTGAGCAGCTTAAACTCTTGCTTCATCGCGTAGTGGATGCGCGCCTGAATAGCACTCATCGTCTTCAAACTGCGCTCAAGAATAGCTAGAGTAGTGCCCACTGGAGCTTGTGCCGACATGTCGGATGCGTTCAAGTCCAACTGTCCAGCAAAGGCGCGGCCTTCCTCGATCATCTGACCCAACAAGGCCATAAGCACTTGGCTAGGCTCCTTGTATGGCAGCGCCATCAGGTTATCCCTGATAGTGCCACTGGGCACATCTACGTCCCGGAACTCCCCCGGCGAAATAGGTGTGTCATCGCCCTTAGTGCGAAGTCCCCGAGTTTTGAAGCCCCCCGGCAGATTAGATAGCGTACCAGCATCCACAAGCTGGCGAAGAATGCTAGTACTAGACTTGGAGTAAGCGCCAATAAGATGAATAAGACCAAAAGCGTAGAACCCAAAGCCCGGAATGTACGGATAGTGGACGAAGTGAGCGCGCTTCTGACTCCGGTCATCTTCTGGTCTCCAGTTGCGTCGGATAGCTAGGATTTCTCCTGTACCCTTCTCTATAGTAACAATGTAAGGCAGAGCAATGCCTGTCTTCTCGCCATTCTCATCTTTATGCTCATAACCCTTGAGGTCAAGGTCAACCTGCATCTCGAGCAGCTTGTAGCGGTTATCCTGAGTCGCGCGAAAGCCCAGTTTCTCCGCGATCTTCTTCTCAATATCGTCCATGATATTGATCGGGTCACCAAGGTCCTCGTCCCGATAGAACCCATCATGCTGAAGGCGGCGTAGCTCGTTCTTGGTCTTGCGCATCACGTGGGTAACACGCTCTGAGGACTCTAGACTAGACGCGCCGTATGGCACGACCACATCCTCAGCAGGCACGTACATAGACACCTGACGGTTTAGGCTAGGGTCAAAGTACACCTTCTTGAACGCATTGCCAGCCAGCCCCAAGCCCCAGAGCATGCGCTCATGCTCAGGCCGATACTCAAGCATCACGTCAGTCATCTGGTAGTTCATGTCGTTCTGGACACGCTCTGCCGCTGCCTTTGTATCAGCTGTTTCTTTACCGATGATTTGCGTCTTTACCGGGCCAGCTGCCGGGAACGTAGCCATCATGGTCTCAGCTTGGAACTTGACCACAGCCTCTGCCAAGAGTGGATGGTAGACGCCGCACGCGCCGGGCCACGGCTCCATGCGCTCCTCAAGCTTCAAGCCCAGCAACTGCAGGCCGTCCACGTATGTCTGTATCCAGTCCTTGCGACTGGCGATGTCAGCCTCGTAGTCCTCAATGAGGTCCCCAGCCAACTGAGTCAGGTCTCCCTCACTCATACTCTCAGCTAGGTTATCGTCGAACCCATCCTCAACTTCTGCCTCCTCCATGTGCATGGAGAAGTCCGGACCCTCAATATCTACGGCCTCCGGGTCATGGATAGTAATCTCTATCGGTTCTTCCTCATCACCCAACTGCGCTAAACCCCGAGGGGCTTCATACAGCGCTTTGTCCATATTTGTAGCCATTGTGTATCCTTAAATAACTTTGTGCCCGCCAGCTAAAGACTTGTCTACCACGCCACCTTTTTTGTAGGGCACTTCCTTAGTGGTTTTACGTATGTCTTTTTCCCTATTGGCTTGTAATGGAAAGCCATATTTTTTACCGTCTTCTATGCCACGCATAATAACATCCATAAGTTCTTTGTTTTTTGGGTGCAATGCTGCTTGTTTGTGTACTTCCCAGTCTTTGGAGTATTGTTTGCCAGATTGCCCCAACTCATTAACCCCAGTACCATTCCATGCTTCGGCAAAAGATACTTTATTTTTATCCGCAATTCTTTGTTTATCTGCAATTGTTGCCATAAAGTCAATGTCTTTAGAAGTAAGGTTATATTTATTCTCTAATTCTTTTCTGTATTTCTCTACAAAATTACCACCATAAGACCCACCACTTAGCCCATAATCAAACCGCCCTTCTTTTAAAGCTAACGCAGCCAAATCTTCGGCAGACAAAGAAGGGTGTCCATTTGCTTCAGCGGCTCCATTGACACGAGCAAATCTATATAAAGACTGAATTGCTTTGGATGGGTCTGAATACGCTGTTCCAGTTGTTGGGTCCGTATTTGTTTGTTGCCCAAATAATTTATTACCTCCAATGTCAAACCGTTGGAGCGGTTGGGTTTCCAAACCTTCTTTACCCCCATGCTTACCCTGTGGATCAGCCCTATATGCTTTAATCCCTGTAGGTAAGTCTTGCGGTACAGTTGACCTAGGCAACCCATATAAAGGCTGCTTTTCTAAATCAATTTCTTTAAAAATCCCAACTTTTGACAAGTCATACGGCAATTCGGGGTCAACATCAACAGTTTTTCTGAACCCCATAGCATTAACTACGGGGGCAAGTGATGGGATGTACCCAACCAAATCCTCTAAGCCTGCCATTGTGTATCCTTAATAATACGCTGCTTTTTTGCGGAACTTATACAGAAAGTCATCCTCTGGTTCATCCGAAGGAAGCCGTAGAAACCCGCCCTGTCTAAATCTCAATAGAGCCAATGTAGTAGAGTCAACCAAGTCATCATTTGCGCCGCTTGGGAAGTCATTGCACTCCTCAATAACCTCCTTGGCCCATCTGCGGTCCGGTGCCCATACTATCCCAGATGCAAATAAGTCGCTCACTGCATTAACCCGAGCAATTTTATCCTGCCCTTTGCCGGGGGTAAACTCCCCCACCGGCACGCCCATGCGCCTAAACTCTTGATAAAGTGCTGACCCGTTGGACTTTTTCTCGACCATGAACGCATCAGGTTGCCACTCTCTATACTCCTCCAGCACCAGCTTTTTAAGTTCTGGATACTCCATCCGCTTCTTTATCGCATTAAGCAAGATGATGGCATAGTTATTAGTCTCTTCGTTAAAAAACACGCCCCATGTGGTCAGGGCATTAAAGTCTGACCGATTATTGGCTTCCTGTGCGGCATCGAGACTCATAATAGTGAAGTCGCAGGCGGGAGGGTTCTCCTTCTCCCATATCTGCCACCACTCTCTCTTAATAAGAGCGCCCTCTTCCGAGACGGGGTTCTGCATATACTGGGCGTTCCAGTACCGGATATCCAGCGCAGCTTTCTTAGCCAGCAACTCCTCTACGGGCCAGAACTCAGGCCACAAAGCTTCACCGTCGTCTTTAATAGCTGGGAACTCAATGACCTCCCACTTGTCAACTCCATCGTCTCGGTTCATCTGAGAGACAATCTGACCAGTCAGGTCCAGCTTGCTCCAGCGAGTCATCACAACAACAATTGC